CTCTCGCCCTGCGCCAGTTACGGTTATGTACATATTGCCTTTTGGCAGCTTCAATTTTTTTATCACTCATTTACTGGCTTCTCTCACAATCGTAGTTATATCTAAGGGCTGCCCGATTAGCTGGGCATCTTCTTCATCGCTCTCCCACCCCGATACAAGTATACGGGTAGCAGTAGGTGAGCTGGCTATCCACGCGAGAGCTTCTCTCTCACTATTGCCACCCCACTCGGCGTTGCCGGTGGCGTCTACCACCTCATAGAGCAGGATCAGCTCTGATTTACGCGGGTGAAATGCTATGACATTACTCATCGCTCTCCTCCTCTGGAAATAATTTATCCCAGCACGCAGGGTGAGTGCCGGATATAAGTATCTCTCGATCTCCGGCGTTCATATCAGGGAAAGCGCGTTGGATATTCTCTCCCTCTTGCCAGCTAGTTACTGCTTGGCGGTCTAAGCTCCACACTTCATACTGCCCGCAGACAGTACAAGGTTTGGTCTTTACTAACATTGTGTCACTCATCGTCTCCCTCGCTTTCTCCCTCTCCTATACCAAAGATACGCATAAGTGCTGAGTTAGCTAGGTTGAGCGTAGCTAACATTTCGTCTTGCTCTTGCTTCATTCTTTCCTGCATTGTGTCTCCCTCTCTCATAGTAGACACCCGCAATTTGTAACGGGTACTAAATGGTCACCGCATAGCGGTTGATTATCCCATTCGCAGCAACTACCGCAGAATAAGTTATTACACTTATTGCAGCCTTCTCCCTCTATCACGATGTTATCATCGCATTGCTTGCACTTCATTCGCTCTCTCCCTTTTCTATACAGGAAGGGCAGATATTGCCCTCTCCCTCTTGATCGTCGAAATACTCTTCACATTCAGCGCACTTCACTTCATTTAACACGTGGTAAGTCCACGCGTCTCCTTCATAGTGGCTCACTCTTCTCCCTCTCCCTCTTTCGTATTCTGCCCTACCGATTAGGTGCAGACTACCGCAGCCTACCGTATAGGTAGGCCACGATAGTACGCAACTAGCCTAGAATATCTGCCGGATCACCGTCTCCAATATAATCTACAAGCTCATCGAAACTCATATCATAGATATCTATATCTTCCATTACTCTTCTCCCTCTCCACACTCACATAGGTGGCCACACGTATAGCAGACGTAAGCGCCTCCCCATCGTGTCCAATATCCATACGTACGGTATCCCTCGCTATCCTGTACATAATAACGGCCGTGCATATCTACTTTTGCGCCCATAATCTCGCGCTCTCTTTCTAGTGTGCTCATATTCTCTCTCTTTTCTATAGGTTATCCGGCTAAGCACCGGCCACCGCGCACCGCCTAACCGGTGCGCGATAGTCTCGCGCTTAGACTTATGCGGTACGCATAGGCATAAGTAGAGCTGCCCACGTAATCGAATCGTGCGGGATAGTCACCTTAATAGGCTTACGCTCACCGGAGAATTGCATAGTAATCATCGCGCCGGACATATTCGATGTCGGTACCTTAGCGAAATCGGCCATAAATGCAGGGTTAAAGGAGATACCCTCCACCGCTGCGCTCTCCTCCGGTATTAGGTGCTTATATGGCGGGAATACGCCGGTGCCTAATTGAATAGTAAGTGAGGTGCCACCTATCGCCACGCTTAGGCTATCGCCGGCGCGGGTAAAAGTAATCTCCCTGCTCACCTTCTCGCTCTTAATCGCTGCGAGGATATTCTTTAAGTCACCGATCCGAATTGCGCTAGGTGATAGCTCTCCCTCTCCCGCTAATTCTCCCGCGACTAGGCGGTAGCGGTCACTAGCTGCAGCGGTAATCGTGCCACCGGTGGCCGATAGATACACCGCAGCTAGGCTATCTATCGCACTCTTTCCCTTATCGGCTGCGGTAGCTGCGCCGGTGAGTAGGTCTGCAATATCCGCGCTCTTAGCGGTAATGCTCTCTAGTGTCTGCTCTTTCATTACTGTATCCATACTCTTACTCTCTTTTCTCTTTATGTCTGCTAGTTGCAGACCACCCCGCACCGGCTCACCGGTGCAAGATAGTACGCCTCTAGTACTTTATCCCGCGTAGCTTGCAATATATGAAATATCCGGCCTCAATAGCTACCCATAAGGCTACGCCGGCCACCGCGTAAGCTGCTAGGCCTAAGAGCACCGATAGGAGATAAATTAGGCTCTCCATTAGCGACTCAAGAAATAGTGGCCGTCGGCCTCGAACATATCGAACATCATATCTCTAGCGTATGAGGTTAGATCGAAATAGCGCGTTAAGTGATCGGGTACGTCACTCAATAGGCCGGTGCTGTCGATATACTCTTGAGCCATATCCTCATCGGTTGAGAATTCCCCGACATAACACTCTCGCATTTCATCGAGATCGAATTCCATACCATTAGAGAGCCACGCTTTAAGGATATCGCGCTCGTATTCTTGCACGCTCTCTAGCTTTTCTGCAGCCTCGTAGCACTCTTGAGGATTAGGCTCTCCACCATCTAGGAGACCCATAAAGTGTTCGTGATCCATAGCTAAGAATTCGTCACTATTGCAGCGCAGACATTTCCCTGCGCTATCGGTAAGGCCGGCAGCCTCTAAATCGTTACACTCTATGCCGGGTATCCACTTACCGATTAGACGTCCGGAATTGTAGCAACCTAAGCAACCGATCCACGCGCTAGGTGTATCGGTATCTTTAAGGGTATTAGTAGTCATTTATTTAGCTCTCTTTCGCAGCGGGTTAGGTGAGCTGCTAGGGCTAAAGATATACCGGTGTCTACCCTAGTGTCAACACCATTTAGCACCCTATTTCCTATCGTGTCGCGCCGGTTATGGGTTGCGATCTAATAGTTATTTAAGAGAGCCGGCGGGCTATCGGTAGCCGGTGGCAGCGTAGGCCGGCGGGTAGAGGGCAAGGGTGAGCCGGTTAGCCGGTGGCCTATGAGCTGCGAGCAGCTGCACCGGTTGAGAGCTGCAGGGTGCAGGGTGAGACTTAACCGGCGCGGGGTGCGGTAGCTGCAAGGGTCACAGGGAGAAGAGTTAAATTGTTAGAGGCTTAGGGCTTAGGGCTGCCGGAGGGTTAGCACCCCCCTTGATTCTCGCTACAGTACTGTAGACAGCGGGCAGACGGGCAGGGCAGGGGTAGGGGTCGGCCTACGGCGCGCAAACAGAGCCACCCCAGGTGTTAAACTTTGATGTCGGGTAGTGTTGTGTACCCCAAAAAGATATATTTGCTAAAGTCAAAGCTGTGATCTGCAATATGAATATACTGTCTGACCTGCGGTTATACTACTGTGTCTTAACTCACAGAATGCAAAGCGAGAAACGACTTTAATTTCTCGCCTTATATATAGTAGGGGAGTAAAACGGGGAAGTGGTCCGGTTTACGAACCCTACGCTACGGGCTAAACCCTTCGCGTAGCCCCCTAGGGCGAAGCGCCCAGTACCACTAAATGCGGGATAGGTCTATCTAAAGATAGATCACTTGTATATCAATATATGAGACAAACTGCCCAGTATAAAATTGCTACTTCCCTAGTATAAATATGAAGGCACTTCGGCCGATTTTATTATTAGGAGCATTTCGTGGCAGAGAACTCAGCAGATATAGCTAAGAGGATTATCCTCGGCTGTGTAGCAGAAGGTATGACCATTGACGCCGCTTGCGGCTCAGCTGGTAAGTCTATGAAGACTTATGAGTACTACCGCCGCACCGACAAAGTCTTTGCAGACAAGGTTGATCGTACTAGGCTCGGCCTGAAAGATAAGGCCTTTGCCTCCGGTGACGTTCACGATATTGACTTTGTGGAGTTCCGTCAAAAATTTTTACACTCTAAGACCTTCCCTCATCAGATAAACCTGATTGACGTGATTGAAGGCAGGCAGCCTAGCTGGCTACACCCATCTATGAAATATGAACCAGGGCTTGCATCTAACCGCGTCCTGATTAACATTCCTCCCAACCACGCCAAGTCGATTACGGTCACCGTAGACTACGTCACGTGGAAGGTAGCCCAGAACCCCAACTTCCGAGTTCTGATTGTATCCCAGACGCAGCAGTTAGCTGCCGACTTTCTCTACGCCATCAAGCAAAGACTGACGCATCCTATGTATGCAGATCTTCAAAGCGCTTACGCTGCTGGTGTAGGGTTTAATTCCAAGACCGCTTCCTGGCAGGCTACTCGTGTCACCTTTGGTGATGAGCTACGTGAGTCCAGTGAGAAGGACCCAAACATTGAGGCCGTCGGTATTGGCGGTCAGATATACGGCAAGCGTGCCGATATGATTATCGTAGACGATGCGGTAACTCTCAAGAACGCTAATGAGTTTGAGAAGCAGATACGCTGGTTGACCCAAGACGTACGAAGCCGACTTAACCCTACAGGTAAACTTGTAGTCATCGGTACCAGAGTTGCCTCAGTTGATTTATACCGCGAGCTACGCCAAGAAGACCGATACCCAGGTGGTCAAGTTCCTTGGAAGTATCTTGCGATGCCAGCACTATTAGAGATAAATGAGGACCCCGACAAGTGGGTTACCTTATGGCCAGCCTCCGATGCTCCATTCGATGGACAGGAAGAAGCCGATAAGGACGAGGATGGTCTATACCCTCGCTGGTCTGGACGTAATCTTTACAATGAGCGTCAGGCTATGGACGCGAGTACGTGGGCTTTGGTATACCAGCAACAGGATGTATCTGAGAACGCTGCATTCGACCCAGTATGTGTTCGTGGTTCGATGGATGGAATGCGTAAAGCAGGACGTCTGGAGATGGGCCACCCAGGTCATCCCAAAGATTTGAGTGGCTTCAGTTTTATCTGTGGTATGGACCCAGCGATTGTAGGAGATACCGCTGCAGTTTGTTACGCCATTGATAGATCTACTAGTAAGCGCTACATCGTAGACGTTATGAAAATTACGCGTCCGTCACCGCAGCAGATTCGTGACATCATTATTAACTGGACTCAGCTTTACAGCCCGTCCGAGTGGATTATTGAGAAGAACGCTTTCCAGGCATTCTTAACTCAAGATGAAGGTATCCGTCAATTCCTTGCAGGACGTGGCGTTGTACTGCGTGAGCACCATACCGGTTCTAATAAGTGGGATACTGGATTCGGTGTTGCTTCTATGGCTACCCTATTCGGTACCAAGCAAGCAGATGGTAAACATCACCGCGATAACCTAATACATCTACCTAGTGATCAGACTGAGAATATCAAAGCCCTAGTAGAGCAGTTGATTACTTGGACGCCAACGACTAAAGGTAAGACCGATATCGTAATGGCTCTCTGGTTCTGTGAGATTAGAGCAAGAGAAATGCTCAACTACGGCCAGTACGCAACGCATCACTTAAAAAATCCTTTCCTATCTCGTGCCGAGCTGGGGAAACGCGTCGTCATTAACATTGACGAAGCACTAGCAGCACAAAATCAAACATTCGTTTAGGAGATAACAATGGCAATTACACCAAGTTGGATGACCAACGCAGAAGGTGAAGAAGAA